GTAGTGGCCATCACATCAGTAGCAGCCGCATTTAAATCATCAGAGGAGGGTCAAAATAGATTTACAAGATTTTTTACCCAAGCACAAGTTGTAATAGGTAATGTTACAGATATATTGTCAGATTTTGGTAATGTTATCATAGCAGTATTTACAGGCAACTTCAAAGAAGCAGGAAAAGCACTTAAAGATGTTACTGAGGGAATTAGAAACTTTGGTGAAGAAACAAGAAAAGAGATAGAGACAGCAGGAGAGATAGCTGATATGAGAGCTAAGGCTGATAAGCTCGAAAGAAAATTATTGATTGACAGAGCAGAGGCCACAAGAAAATTTAATGAGTTAAGAGAGAAAGCAGCAGATAAAGAAAATGTAAGTATAGAGGATAGAATTGCAGCACTAAAAGAAGCAGGTAGAATAGAGGAGGAAATTACCTTAAAAGAAATAAAAGCAGCAGAATTAAGATTCGAGGCAAAGAAACAACAAAACGAATTAAGTAATTCTACAAAAGAGGACTTAGACGAACAAGCAAGATTAGAAGCAAGACTTATAGAGCTTGAGGCATCAAGACTTAAAAAACAAAAAACACTAACTGCTGAAATAACAACAAACCTTAGAGAAGCAGAATCAGAAAGAAAAAGAATAGAAGCAGAAAAAAGAGCAGAAGAAAAAGCAGCACAAGCTGAGAAAGATGCTGCTGAGAAAGAAAGAAAAGCACAAGAAGCACAAGCTGAAAAAGAATTAGCAGATTTAAAAAAGCAAATTAGAGAAGCAGAGGCAGTTACAGATGATGAAAAGAAACAACTTGAAATACAAAAACAAACTGAGCATTATGATAACCTTATAGCTTTAGCTAAGAAAAACAGCATAGATACAGCAAATCTTGAAACAGCAAAACAAAACAAATTAGATTCACTTAAAAAACAAGATGTCAAAACAACTGAGATAACTGAGAAACAAAAACTACAATTAACAGCTCAAGCATTTGGTGCTATAGCAGGTATATTAGGTGAATCAAGTAAAGCAGGTAAGGCATTTGCAACAGGTCAAGCGTTAATTAACACTTATCAAGGTGTCACAGAAGTATTGGCTACAAAATCTACTTTACCTGAGCCATTTGCAACAATCTCAAGAGTTGTAAATATTGCGACTGTTTTAGCAACAGGATTACAAACTGTTAGAAAAATTAATCAGGTAAAACCTATGCAGCAAAGTGCAGGATCGTTAAGTTCTATCTCAACAGGAGGGGGAGGTGCTACAGCACCATCTGCACCTGCATTTAATATAGTTGGTGCTGATACACAAAACCAATTAGCACAAACATTAGCTACACAAACACAAAAACCTGTGAAAGCATTTGTAGTATCAGGAGATGTAACAACGGCACAAAGCTTAGATAGAAATATTATACAAGAAAGCAGTTTAGGATAAACAAAATAATTAATTAAAAACGATATATTATTATGAAGATAGTTGAATTAATTTTAGACGACAACGAAGATTTAACTGGCATAGAAGCAATTAGTATTGTTGAGAATCCTGCAATAGAGGAGGACTTCATAGCACTTAAAGGCGAACAACAACTACAATTAGCAGAGGTAGATAAAGAGAAAAGAATTTTATTGGGAGCTTTACTTGTACCTAACAAACCTATCTACAGAAAAAGTGGTGAAGATGAATATTATATATACTTCTCACGAGATACAGTACGAAAGGCCTCCCAAATTTATTTACAGAAAGGAAACCAAAACAATTCTACACTTGAACATAAACACTCCTTAAAAGGTTTATCACTTGTAGAATCTTGGATAGTAGAGGATTCTAAAAAAGACAAGACAGCTTTATATGGTCTTGAATATCCTGTGGGTACTTGGGTAGGTGCAGTAAAAGTAAACAACGAACAAGTATGGCAAGAGTTCGTAAAGACTGGTAAAGTGAAAGGATTTAGTATTGAGGGCTATTTCGCTGATAGAGCAGAAAGACCAAAAGACCCTACGATTAAAGATTTAGCAAAAATAGAGGAGGCAGAGGCAGAGGAATTATTATCAGCAGTAAGGGGTATAATTAGAAATGACAAAAGATATAAGGCAGGAAAAAAAATGATTATGGAATCATATTCTGATTATCCAGGTGGTGTTAAGAATAATGCTAAAAAAGGTATTGACTTAAACAAAAAAGTGAATAATAAATGTGCTACAGACGTTGGTAAGATTAGAGCCCAACAATTAGCACAAGGTAAACCTATAAGCAAAGAGACAATTAAAAGAATGTACTCGTACTTATCACGAGCTGAGGAATATTTTAACCCAAGTGATAACGAGGCTTGTGGAACAATAAGCTATTATCTATGGGGAGGTAAAGCAGGTCTAAGATGGAGTAAATCTAAATTAAAAGAACTTGGAGAAATAGAATTAGCATCAAAAAAAGTTGATGATGACTTTGCAATTATTATGGATAGATTAGCTTATGCTGATAAAGCAATGGCTGAAAAGATAGCAAAGGATATAGGATGTGATTCAATACACGAACACGATTTTGAGGATCAGACTTGGTATATGCCTTGCGAAAAACACGCATTAAGTGAGGAAGAGTTTAAAAAATACAAATGTCCAAAGGGATATAAAAAAGATTACCAAAAACATAAGTGCGTAAAAATGGCAGAGATAGGGCCAAGAGGAGGTATAAGAAAAAGTCCAAAAGCTCCAAAGTCAGGTACACCTAATCCAAATCCAAAAGGTAAAGGAACAGCTAAAGGAGATGCTTCAACAAGCAGGGGAGCAAAAGTCTCACAAAAAGATTTAGCCTCTTTACAAAAAAAGTCAGATGACTTTAATGAGAGATACAAAAAGAAATTAGGATATGGTGTAACAGTAGGACAATTAAAAGCAGTATTTCAAAGAGGCTTAGGTGCGTTCAATGTATCTCATAGTCCTCGAATAAAATCTCCTACAGCTTGGGCTCAGGCACGAGTAAATGCTTATATGTATTTAGTAAGAAATGGTAGGCCACAAAATCCTAAGTACACAGGAGACTTTGATCTGTTACCAAAAGGACATCCAAAAAGTAACAAGAAATGAAAAAAAAAGATTACATACCAAGTTATACAAGTCCAATAGGAGGGAGACGAGCTTGTTTATGTAAAGACGAATTGACTTACAAAATTGAGTGTTGTACAGGAGAGCTACACGCACAAGGCATAGGTCAAATAACAAGAAGCAGTTAAAAATGCAAAATTAATTTAAAAAAGCGATATATAATTATGAAAGCTACAGAAATGATAAAACAAGTAAAAAATCTCTTAGGTGTTGAGCTATCTGATATTCAATTAGCTGAACTCAAATTAGAGAACGGAACTGTTTTAGAAGCAGATGCTTTTGAATCAGGCAAAGAGGTCTTTATTAAAACTGAGGACGAAAATGTTGCTCTACCTGTCGGAGAGTACGAACTTGAAGATTCTCGTTTATTAGTTGTCGAAGAAGAGGGAGTGATTAAAGAAATTAAAGCTCAAGAGGAGGAAGAAAAAGAGGATGAAGAAAAAGAGGACGACAAAGAAGAAATGAGATATGTAACAAGAGAGGAGTTCAGAAAAGAAATGGACGAACTTAAAGATATGGTTGAAAAACTAATCTCTCCAAAAGAAAAAGAGGAAATGTCATCACAGATTCAAGAGGAAGTATCTTTGGCAGTTACAGAGGTTTTAAATAGCGAAGCAGAAGAGAAAGAAGTTCTAAAAGAGGAATTATCTCAACCTGCTGCTGAGCCTTTAAAGCACAACCCTGAAGAAAAGAAAAGCAACTTAAAAGTTAAGTTTGCTCAAAACAGGAAAAAATCTACTCTTGATAGAGTAATGGAAACTATAAGTAATAAATAAATAAATATAAAATTATGGCAGTATTAACGCATATAAATAACGATGTCGTAAGAATTAAAAACGATGTTGATTCAGTATCAGCAGCAGTTACATTGACTGCGGCAGATAGTGGAAAATGGTACGAACTTGCAGCAAGTGCAGGTGTAACGGTAACATTACCGTCAGTTGAATCAGGACTACATTTTAGATTTGTTGTAGCAAACGCATTTGATACATCAAATTATATCATTGATAGTGCAGAAGGAGATAATATAGATGGAATTTTAGTAGTAAATGGTGCATCTGTAGCAGCTTCAGGAGAGGATCAAATTAACTTTGTAGCATCAGCAGAATCAGTAGGAGACTTTATTGATATTTGGTCTGATGGTAACAAATGGTATGTTTGGGGAATCGGAAACTCAGCAGGGTCAATTACAGCTACTGATCCAAGTTAATAATTAATTAAATAAATAAATAAAAAGATATGGCGACTACAACTTCGATAACTACTACTTATGCAGGTGAGTTTGCTGGTGAATATATAGCAGCAGCTTTATTAAGTGGTGTAACATTATCACAAGGTGGGGTAACAATAAAACCCAATATTAAATTTAAAGAAGTAATCAAGAAAATGGCGTTGGATAGTATTTTAAAAGATGCGTCTTGCGACTTTGACCCTACTTCAACTGTAACATTAACTGAAAGAATCCTACAACCTGAGGAATTTCAAGTGAATTTACAACTATGTAAAAAAGATTTCAGACAAGACTGGGATGCTCAATCAATGGGCTTCAGTCAGTATGACAATCTACCAAAAAGATTTTCTGACTTTTTAATTGCACAAGTTGCAGCTAAAGTAGCACAGAAAGTTGAGCAAAACATTTGGAACGGAGCAACTGCTAACGCAGGAGAGTTTGACGGATTTAAAACGTTATTACTTGCTGACGGAGACGTTGTAGATGTTTCAGGTACTACATTATCAGCTTCAAACATTATTGCAGAATTAGGAAAAGTAGTTGATGCTATTCCAAGTGCAGTATATTCAAAAGAGGATGTTAAGATTTACCTACCAACAAGTGCAGCAAAATTCTACATTCAAGCTCAAGCAGCTTTAGGATATAGAGAATTGTATCACGTTGGACAAACTGAAATGAACTTTCAAGGTGTTCCATTATTCACAGCTCCAGGCCTTGCGGCTGATACTATGGTAGCTGCTGAATCATCAAACTTATTCTTCGGAACAGGTCTATTAAACGACTGGCAAGAGGTTAAGTTAATTGATATGGCTGACATTGACGGAAGTCAAAATGTAAGAGTAGTATTAAGAGGAAGTGCAGGAGTACAACACGGAATTGGCTCTGACATTGTATTATACTCGTAATAATGTTTAACATAAAAAGGGTAGGTGGGTATAAGCCTACTTACCTTTTTTTTTAAAAAAATAAAAATATGGCTTGTAATATAACAAACGGAAGAAGTTTAGCTTGTAAATCAGGTGTAGGTGGATTAAGATATGTTTTCTTTTCTAACTACAGCAACACAACAAGAGATTTAGCAATAGCTGGAGATGGCTCTGTTACTCTTGATGGCTCTGTAGATTTTTACAGATACGATTTAAAAGGTAATTCATCTTTAGAAACAGCCATAAACTCTTCAAGAGAAAATGGAACAACTTTTTACGAAAGTACACTTAATTTAACATTACAATTTTTAGACAAGGCTACACAAGAACAAATTAAATTACTTGCTCACGGTAGGCCACAAGTTGTAGTTGTTGATTATAACGGTAATGCTTTCTTATTAGGTAAAGAACACGGATGCGAGGTAAGCGGGGGGACTATAGTCTCAGGAGCAGCAATGGCGGACTTGTCAGGATTTACATTAGTATTATCTGCACAAGAAACTAACCCACCATTCTTCTGTGCAGCAGCACCATCAGATGATGCGAGTTCACCTATTGATCCTAACGCATAAAGAGTTATGGTTTATAAATTAAGGGAGGCTATATGCCTCCTTTTTTTTTATATCTATACAAAATAGCATTATTATTTCGATATATAAGTATGAAGATATTGACTACGAGTAGCTCTGCTCAGACGTTTGATGTAATACCAAGAACATTTGCATCTACATATACAATGAAATTAAGAGATACAAGTAAGAACGAAGAAGTATTTAGTGCAAGTGTTAGTGCGAGTGATGTTACAAATCACAAAAGAGTATCAGCAACTATAAGTCCTGTTTTAAAAGAGGGTAGATATTATGACTTGAGCTTGTTAAGTGGGTCAAGTGTTGTTTACAAAGACAAAATATTTTGCACAGACCAAACTATTAATCAAGCAAACAACAATTACTATGATATTAATAGTGGAGAATATACTTTTGATGAGACAGCAGGATCTCACGATAACGATTATATAATAGTATGAACGATTTAAGATTTATAAATTTAAGTAGTTATACAACACCTAAAGTTGTAGAATACAAAAATAAAGAGTGGGTAGCTTATGGAGAGGATAATAATTATTTTAAATACCTAATAGACAGGTACAATGGTAGTCCTACTAACAATGCAATTATAAACGCAATATCTGCTATGATATATGGTAGAGGTTTAGATGCTACAAATTCAAATCAAAAACCTGATGAGTATGCAAAGATGATTTCTTTATTCAATGCAGACTGCACAAGAAAACTTTGTTATGACTTAAAACTTATGGGTCAATGTGCAATGCAAGTAATTTATTCTAAGGATAGAAATACAATAGCACAGATAGAGCATTTTCCGGTAGAAACACTAAGAGCTGAGAAGTGTAATGATGATGGAGATATAGAGGCTTATTATTATTTCTCTGACTGGTCAAAATACAAACCAACAAGTAAGGCAAAAAGAATACCTGCTTTTGGTATGAGTAAACAGGCAATAGAGATATTATATGTAAGGCCTTATAGAGCAGGATTTCATTATTATAGTCCTGTAGATTATCAGGGTGGTTTGCAATATTCAGAGTTAGAGGAGGAGATAGGAAACTTTCATTTGAATAATATTATGAATGGTATGTCTCCAAGTATGTTAATTAACTTTAATAACGGAGTACCTGGTGAAGAAGAAAGAGAGCTTATAGAGCAAAGAATATACCAAAAGTTCTCAGGAACATCAAATAGTGGAAAATTTATTTTAGCTTTTAATGACAATGCAGAAACAGCAGCAAATATAGAGCCTGTACAATTATCAGACGCACATCAACAGTATCAATTCTTAAGTGAAGAAAGTACAAAAAAGATTATGGTATCTCACAGAATTGTAAGTCCTATGCTTATTGGTATCAAAGATCAAACAGGTTTAGGTAATAATGCAGATGAATTAAAAACTGCATCAACACTTTTAGACAATACTGTGATTAGACCTTTCCAACATTTATTAATAGATGCTTTTGACCAAATATTAGCTTATAATAAAATATCTTTAAAACTATACTTTAAAACTTTACAGCCTTTAGAATTTACAGACTTAGAAAATGTAGAGGATGAAGAAACTAAGGAGGAGGAAACAGGTGTAAAACTCAAGCAAGAGGATTTATCTGATGAGGAGTTTGATATTATATTAGATGAGCTTAGAGGCGAGAAAATTTCTAATAGATGGGAGGAAGTAGACGCAAGAGAGTACAGCTCGGAGAATGAAGATATAGAGGAATGGGCTACTAAAAACATAGAAAGTAAAGAACAAAAACTTGAAAAAAGAAGTATAGATAGTAAAAAGAGTGGTTTTAGCTACTTAGACAAGTCTTTATATAAAGTAAGATATAAGTATTCGCAAAAGTATTCAAGTGGCAAATCAAGACAATTCTGTAGAATTATGATGGCAAGAAGTCAAAGAGGAATAGTATATAGAATTGAGGATATAGATAAGGCGAGTAGAGCTGGAGTGAATAGGTCTTTTGGACATAAAGGTAGAGCTTATGATTTGTTTAAATACAAAGGTGGCCCTAATTGTGGACATTTCTTTAGTGAGGTATTGTATAGGTTAAAATCTAAGACAATGAAAAAGAAAATACAAAACTATGATGAAGTTAAAAGCATACCTAAGTCATATAAGCCTACACCAGCAGGACATAAGAAAGCTAAGGTAGCACCAAAGGATATGCCTAATAATGGACATCACCCTAATTTCAAATAAGATATGGCAACAGCATTATTTATAAAACCAATAGATTTAAAAAG